CTCAAATAATGGACGTTCGTCTGCCCGATGGCACGCTTATCAAAGGCGTACCCGATGACATGTCTAAGGCCGATTTCACGGCCAAGTTGAAGTCGAACGGGTACGATGTCAGCAAGCTAGAAGCCGCCCCAGCGCCCACTCGCGGCGCTGCAATGGGTGAACCCCCATCGTGGATGGATCAGTTCGTCGAAGGCGTGAAGCAGTCCATCCCGGCACAACTACTAGCCGGTGGATACCGAGGCGCTCGCGACATCACCGACACGTTGTTGTCCGCAGTTGGTGGTGCTCCGGCAGAAGCAGCGGCAGCGAAAGCAAAAGCCGAGTACGAGCAACGCTACGGCGAATCGCCGCTTGCAAGCAGCGCCCGACTGGGCACTCAAATGGCGGTGACTGCGCCTGTCGGTGGGCTTGTAGCTGCTCCGCTCAAAAAAGTTGCAACGATGGCGCCGTCACTGGCTAGGTTCCTGACGCCAGTCGCCACTGCGCTAGAGACATCCGGGTTTGGCCAGACCGGGTTGACCGGCGTAAAGAACGTTGCCACTCGCGCTGTGGGCGGCGCTGTTCCCGGCGCCATCTCTGCTGGACTGGTAAACCCAGATGACGCCGCTATGGGCGGTGCCATTGGTGCAGTGGTCCCCGCCGTTGTAGCGCCAGTTGCCAAAATTGGCCTTGAGTTTCGCCGAAAGGTGTTTGCGCCAAAAGAGGCAACTTACATACAGGCAATTGAAGGCAAAGGCCAAGACATCCTCAACGCGCTACGAAGCCCCGAGGCGGTCATTGTGCCTGGCAGCGCCCCTACAGCGGCGCAAGTAGCTGCGCCTGTAGGCAGCGCCCGGTTCTCTGCGCTTGGGCAGGCGTCTACTGAAGTGCCTGGAATGGCAACCGAGTTCGCCGGCCAAGCTGCGCAAAGCAACGCCGCTAGGCTTGCACAAGAAGCGCAGGCGCAGGCGCGTTTTGGCGCTGCTATGGACCGCACCAAGGCAAAGATTGAACGCGGATTGACTGATGTCAGCCCTCGCGAAGTTGGCGATAGTCTGTTGGGCGCCGCCAAAGCAGAGCAGAAAGCGGTCAAAGAAAGCGTGATCCAGCCGGCGTACACCGCTGCGTTCAAAGAAGCCGGTGATGCTGCCATTGACGTGTCGGATGTTGTAGCCAAAGCCGAGTCAATCCTAGAGCGCAAACTGTCTAGCTTTGCCCCCGAGTCGGCGCCCGACACAGTTCGCAAGTTGCTGTCGTTCAAACCTGTTGAACCGCCCGCGCAAGCAGTCGGCAGCGGGTTGGTAAGCAAGAACATCAAGGGCGTAGCGCCAGAAGCCGGCCCACCCACGGCAACGCTTCAGCAGTTGGACGATCTTCGCAAAGCAGTAAACGCGGACATTGCTGCTGCCAAGTTGGGCACTCAACCCATGTCGCCAACCGCGCTAAGAAACTTGTACGACATCCACGGCGCAATTGATGACGCGGTCGGCAAAAGCACCACGCTTCCTGACGTTGCCAAAGAGGCGTACGCAAAAGCAGTCAACCTGTACCGTACCGAGTACGTCCCCCGCTTCAAGACTGGCGTCAACGCGAATCTGTTTAAGCAGACCGCGCTGAACGAGCCAAAGGTCAATGCGGACGATGTCATCACCAAGTTCTTTAACAAAGACGGCGAGCGCGAAGCCGGCCAGTTTGTAGACCTTTTTGGCAAGAACCCAGACGCCATGAAGGTGGCGCGGTCGGGCATTGAAGACTTGTACCGGCGCAAGGTGACGGATGAACTTGGCAACGTCATTCCATCGAAGCAAGCGCAGTTTATGAAGGACTACGCTCGCCCGTTGGGCATCCTTGACGATGCCGGCATGAACCTGACGCAGCGCCTCGATGTCATCAACAAGGACGCGGCACGGTTGGCTCGCATCAACCAGATGGCAAAGGACAGCGGCAACAAGTTGCGTCCCCCTTTGCCGCCAGGCGCCAACGCGCTTGCGGTTGAACAGCGCATTGCTGACCTTACCAAGAACATGACGCCGCAACAGTTGGCCAAAGTAAATTTGGTGCGGGCTGACCTAGCGCGGGAAGCTGAGTATGAAAGCCTGGCAAAAGCTGGCCGGCCTGCCGGTCCAACTGGCGAGCGTATTGCGACTGAAGTCGGCAAACAAGCCGGTCTTCCGTTGCCTTCGTTTTTGAACCGGACCATCACCGTGTTCAACGGGGTTTTCAAACAACTTTCGGGTTCTATGGATGAAAAGATGGCGCTGGAGTTGGCGCGTGAGATGTCCAGCCCTGCGCTTGCTGCGGCGCAAATAGAGTCGGCGATGGCCAACCGCTCAAAGCAAGACTTGACCAACGCGCTGCTGCGCCGCGCCGCTCGGCCCGCAACCGCAGGCGGCATTCTTGCCAACACGGAGAACAACAATGCCCTCGCTCCCGCAAGATAAAGCCAACCACGCCATCTACGGCGCGCTGATCTTCTTGATTGGCTTCGCCATAACCAGACGCATGGATGTGTCGTATGGCCTCGTGGTGCTGGCCGCAGTGGGCAAGGAGGCGCTGGACAAACTGTCCAACATGCGAGCCGTCAGAGCAGGCCTAACGCCCACGCACGGGGTAGAATGGCTTGATGCCCTGGCAACCTGTGCCGGCGGGGCGGTGCCACTGCTCGCAAGGATGATCTAATGGATTCTCAGTCTCTCATCAACACCGGCCTTGGTGCCGTCTGTACCGTTACCGGGTGGTTCGCCAGAGAACTCTGGACGGCGGTCAAGGAGTTGAGAGGCGACCTGGCGAGACTATCGGTCGAGATGCCAAAGACCTACGTGACGCGGGACGATTACAGGTCAGACCTCAAAGAGATTCGCGACCTGCTGGGGCGCATTTTTGACAAGCTCGACGGCAAGGTCGACCGTTCATAACAGCGCCGAGATACCCACAGTCACCATCTCGCTGCGCAACTTCGACGGGTTGGTCTTGGCCATTATTCGCAGCGCCACGGCAGCAAACGTCTCAATGCCTGCCCAGGCGTCCTCGATGTGGGGATCATTGAGCGCCAGGATGTGCGCTCTGATCGTTAAGACGTCGGCCATGTAGGCGTCCCTGATCGCGTCTATCGCTGCTTTAGTTGGTCGCATGAGAACTCCGCTAGTTGCCACACGCTGTTCGGCGCGTGAATTTTGAAGGGTTTGGCGATCCGCTTTGGCGCCAGTTCTGACGCAGCCTGGCGGGCGGCGATCTTTGCTGTCCTACGGTCCCGACAAGCCTTGTGCTGCAACTTGCGCTTCGTCCAGCGCCCAGCGTCTAGCTCTGCCGCCCGCTCAGGTGACGCCCATCGCGCAGTGACGCCGGAGCCGGCAACGCCCAGCAGGCGCGCCTTGCGGGCAAAGCACAATATTTTGCGGGCCTTGTCCAGCGAGATCGCCATGCGCAGGTGCATCTGAATTGTGCTCACACCGTTTGGGTACTCGCGTACTATGTTGGATGCTAGGTGCATCAGCAACTCGGTGTCAGGATGCATCATCTCGTACTCGCAATGTCCCGGTTTCGTGGATCGCCAGTAGCAACTGTGCGATGACGATCTCTTGGCGTTTGATTTCGTACTTGAGGCTTTCGTTTTCTGCCAAGGACTGGCGATGCTCTAGCAGAAGGTCTAGCTTCAGTTCGCGCTTGAGGCGCTCGTTCTCCGCTAGGGCATCGCCTAGCAAAAAGTCTAGTTTTCTCTCGGTCTCAGTCATTTCTTTCCCACTAAAATAACGCCAATAAGTACGCCAATCAAACCACCAATCAGCCCACTACCAAACGCAAGTAAAATTTCAGTCATGTGTTTTCCTCAAGTTCAACCCACTCAGGGTCTTCAGTCATAACGATATCGTAGGGATTGACTTCTAAGTTTCCTACAAAGAAACTATCTGAGTGAAACGTTAGCTCCCTTGGACATGGACGATGCCCAAAGATTATGGACAGTGCGACCTCATGGCTAAATAGCAATTGAGTTCTTTCAGTCATGTGTTTTCTCTTCTGGTCCGTTAAACATAGCCGCGCCAAGCTGATTAAGCATTACTGCCTTCAAGTTTTCCCGATCTTCTTCTGCATATTTGTTGGCAACTTCTTCCATAATTTTCCAAATGCTTGCGGCAACTTCTTTTGCTGGAATGATTTTGTTCATGGCCTACCCTTTGCCAGCGCAGTCATCTCCAGCTTCCCCTGCCGGTAGCCTTGCAAGTACAGGTTTGCTGTCGGCCAATCCTCTAATCTGGCAAGTATCATGTTTTTTCCGTAGGGCGGGTTGTCTGCCCTGATCTCAATGGTGTTATACGATCCAGGCTCAAGCCTAAAACCAAGTTCTTTTGCTATGTCCTTGGTTCGGTCTATGATCCCTGCAATCAGCCACGGGTTGTCGTTCATGGTTCCATCCCGAAATGGTTCAGTATCAGCAGCTTAACGTTGCCGGGATAATTGGTGCTCAACTCCGCGCACTCCCTGACAATGAGGTCTGCAAACCGCTCAATACCGGCGTAATCGGTCGAGAAGTCTTCTCTCCCACGGTGGTCGACGTAGCTGTCGAAGCAACCGTTTATGAATGCTCGGATTCGTTCGTTCACGATGCAACTCCCTTAGTTTTCTCAAAAGTTCTGAGGCCACCGAGCCCCAACATCCCCAACATCAGTTGCCACAAGTTGTCATCAATCCCAGGCAGCGTCGGCAGAGGGTGGTCAAGCACAATGCCGGCCCACTGGACTAGCGGCCTAGCAATGTATTGACAAGCCAGTGCAGATGCGCAGACCCATCCGATGGCTGGGCGCCAGCCTGAAGTAAACGCGCTGGGGCTGGACGCTTCGGCTCGGTTCACATCGAGTTGACCTTGCACGATGGCGACCTGGGCGGCAAGCTGCGCTGCCTCGGCTGCTGACTTGTCAGGCCAGATGCGGGTGATGACGGTTTGCGCCAGTTCGACGCCTGCGGTAAGTGGATCTATTGCCATTCGTCGCGCTCCATCTGCTTGGACAGGCGCTTCGCTCGCTCCGGTGTCTGTTGAGCCCAAAGGCTGTCCAGCATCTCCATTGATGCTTCTTTGTACTGACCGTCCTCGATGGACCCCAGTGCGCGCTTGAACTTGAGCAGGCCACCAATGCCCAACTGGAACGCCATGTTTATCAGCACTGCTCGGCGCGTCTCACTCAACTTGGACGCCCACGGTAGCGCCGCCAGTACTTGCGCCGTTTTCTCTTCAATATCGTTACCAAGGAGAAAATCAATTTCACCATCACGAAGACCACCGCCCCGGCGAAAGTCAATAAGACGCCCAACGCCAATAGTGGTGAAACCAAGAGAATCCTCATACGCATGGCTGACGCTCCCCTCATCCCGAATCAGTTGTTGTCTCAAGTCCACAATGTTGCTCCCCATGCAAGGACTAAAACCCAGAGAACAAAAACCACGGCGCGGTTGACCCCGCTCCACCGGTTTCGGTAGTGGGTGATGGCGTAACCGTCGCCGCCGAAGGCTTCGTCAAGCGACCGTGCAAATCGACGTGTCGTTCGATTGTGGTGAACCGGTGGTTGTTGTAACAATTCATTCTCCTTCGGGTTGTGTTGTTGGGCTGGTGGCGAGTTGAAACTACGCTGGTCGGTGCGTTACACAGGGGGCAACGCATACAGCGGTGTTGCAATGCACCCAAGATCGACCCAATACTGCATCTCCTCGCGGCGCCTGGTGAGCAGGATGCAGACCTCGCCCTCGCTGACCATCCATCCGATGTGCGTCACGCTAGCCACGCAATCAGCGCCACCAGGGCGACGATCCAGACCGCGCAGAACAGGCTCTGGCGGGCCGCAGCCTTGCAGAAGTATTCTTCTCGGTTCATGTCTTTGACCTCTCTGGCCAGTTGTCTGGCCGTGGATACCACCTAACGTCCTTTGCAGCCTTGTCTACCCGGTTGCCGTACACTTTTACGGCGTAAATGCCATCAGAGTCAAGGCACGGCCAGGACCAATGCTCACCGTCCCACCAGCGCAGCCAATGCGGGCCGCAGGGCCACCATCCTATGCTTGGCGGTTTGTTCACAGCGCTGCCGCTCCGCGCAGGATCACTATGCGCTCGCGCTCAAGGCGCAGGACGCAGTACCGCTGGTGCAGGCGCAGCAGGATAGTGACGCGGTTGGCCCCGGCCTGCTCCTCTTGCAGCAACTTCAGCACTTCCTCTTCAGACAGTTTCGTCAGCACCTCGTGCATGCTTCTCCAAGTCAGCTTCATTTCAACTCCTCTATGGCTATGTCAGAAATCGTTCGCTTGTCGCGCAGTGCGCGCCAAATCTTCTCATCGA